AGCTGGAACATTACCACAAAACGAATATCCTTTTCAATCATACTACGCTGCTGATGGTGGAAGAGTTGGTTTAATGAATGGTGGAAATTTAAGAGCTGCAGCATTAAATCAATTATATGGAATTAACGATGATGAGGATAAAAAATTATTATCACAAGGTGGTAGCGCAGGTTTACCTCCAATAACTTCAGGTGTAGAGGGACAAAATTTACAATCATTCTCTGATGATGAAACACCCATGCCAACGCAACAAGATCAAATGCCAAGACCAAATCCTATGATGGCTGGTAGAATGAATCCTATGATGAGAGGTATGAATCCTATGATGAGAGGTATGAATCCTATGATGGCTAGAGG